GCTGCGAGACGGCTACCCTCATGCGACTGCGTTACCGGTTTGCCTTTGGTGTTGTATGCCTTCCGGTAGCTGGCCGCCTTTGTTTCACCCATTGCGAGAGCCTCGGCAAAGCGGATCTGTTTAGTAGTGAGTCTCCGCTCTTTGGTGTTGCTGGCACCGACTAGAATGCTTTGCATGCTGACGGTCTGCATCGCTTCGCTTACCTGACGGCGCGTTAATCGTTTCGTGGGTATTTTTGCGGAATCCATTGCGCGACTGTATCACCACTCCGCACCGCTCGCAACACTTGACAAGCAAGCACCAGGCCACCTGTTTATTTGTACAGCAAAAACCTGGTTTTTACCCCCTGTTTTACCTGTGTTTTAGTGGGAATAAATGTTCCGAAAACTTGACCTAGATCAAGGAACTAAGCTTGCATGTCAAGCATCATATGCATGCACCACAAACCAATCATTCAACCTGCTGGGAGTTTAAAGCATGAACAAAGCAATGTTAGTTAGCATGACCCTGATGGCCGCAACCCTTACCTACTGCGGCACAGCCTACCTGATGGAAGACTCGGGATATCTGTGGATCCTCATGGTTTATTGCGGAGGCCTTTTGACCGGCCCTGTAATCCTTGCCGCCGTGGAGGGCTGAAAATGAACGCCAACGATTTGACCCTGTGCTCTATGACCACAAAGCTGGGCACCGCTCGCCGTGTTCCTCGTTCGCGCCTTTGGATCGAGGGCGCACGCCTTGCCGCCGCTGGCTTTGTGCAGGGCGCACGGTTTGACCTGTCGCGTACCGCTGCTGGATTGACCCTCAACCTGTCGCCCTTCGGGGCGCGGAAAGTGTCCGGCAAGGACGGCCATCCCATCATCGATATCACCGGCGATCTTATCCGCACAACCTTTGCTGGCGACCGCGTCGCCTGTTCTTTTAAACCGGCTCAAATTATTGTCTCGGAGGCGTAATGCAAACCTATAAAGCAAAAAGCGGAAAAATCCAATATCGCCCAAGCGTTGGTTGGCTGGAACGCGCTATCCGTGGCGACGCATCGAAAGGATTTTGCCTTGCCTGTGGCGCAACGGCCGACGGCGTCGAACCCGATGCCCGCCGCTATACCTGCGAAGCATGCGACGCGCCAAAGGTTTACGGCGCAGAGGAATTGCTTTTAATGAATATTTGCCACAATTGAAAGGGCGCCCAATGGAACTGATACCCGAAAACCTGAAAGCGATCGAAAAGTGGGAACGCCCCGATAGTTACATGGGCGCGAACTGGTTCGAATTTTATGTTTTTCTCGGCCAGCATCGAGATAGCGACAGCGTTACCCGCTGCAATTTTATTGAGGGATTGAAGGCGCTGGGAGGTGAATCCGACACGGTGCAGGTTGTGCGCGAGCGGCATTGGGGCGTGGGTTGGGTTGAGTGGGTTGCCGTTCATGAAACCGACCACGCCGCAATCCTTGCGGCCGATGAAATGTTGTGCGCCCTGTCGGATTATCCGGTACTGGACGACGACGCCTTATCGCAGATGGAGTGGGACGAGGCCGCCGAATACTGGGAGCGCATGAGCGTGCGTGATCGGGTTGAATACCTGCAACGCGCCAACCTTTGCATTTTCTCGGCTCGGCATGACTACCTGCCCAGCGATTGCGGCGACCTGCTGGAACTGCTGCGATGAACTCCGAGGAAATAGACGCGCTGGCAGATGCCGCGCTTGACGCCGCCGCTTTGCTAATTCAGGAACAGCTAGGGGTGCCGACCGGAGACCTTGCCGCAATGTTTTTTTGCGATGGGATAGCGCAGAAAAATCTCGCGGCCTATATCCGCTCTGAAATTGCAAACCAGCCCGAGGCGCGATGCCGCTGCGGGAAATTCGACTCACTTTGTGACTGTTAAAACGAGGAAATCATGGAAAAAAACCAGGTAATGGGTGCGTTGCATAAGTTTATCCGGCAGCGCCCGCAGTTGGAATTCGGGAACTACGGCGAATTGAAGGCATACAGGGCAGAGGTGCGAGCCATCGGGCGCGATTTGCAGGACGCCGAGGCGCTGCTGGCCGCTGTTAGTTGGCGCGGTATCACGGGCGACGATCTCGCCAACGCCGCCAAGCATTCATTTAGCGGCCGATTATCGCTGGTGGAAAAGGGCGACAGGGTCGAGGTTGATTACTGCACGGGGCAGTATTGGCCGACCGAATACAGGCGGGCAGCCTGTGCCGTGCTTGCGTCCGCGCTTTGGCAGCATTGGAAACCGGCAGACTCTGAGCAAGGGGGCGACAAGATCCGCGCTACAGCCCGCCGCGAACTGGGCTCACGACTCGCCCGCCGCTGGTTCAGATAACGACCTGTTGCGCCTTGAGATACAGGGCGCAGCGGGGCGCGATTTGCCGCCTTTTTTCGAGGGGAACAGAATGAAACCGTGGGAAAGATTCAGCGACATAGTGGCATCAGCAGCAACGGCAGGGGAGCGGCGAGCGCAAGAATTAACAGCGCAGGGAATCATGCCGTGCATGTACCTGTATTACACCCCAGCAGCAGGGGCAGATGGCGGGCTGGTGCTGGTGCATGACAGCGACCCAGCGCCCGAGGGGCACCAATTAGCAACGCCTGAGGGGCTGCGGTGCAATGTGCCCTATTCAAATTATCCCAATTGGATTCGTCAGCGGGCAATGCGTCTGCCGATACTGGGGGCTGAATGATTTATTTATTCAAACCAGTAGCTTCCGATGCTGGCAAGGGGCTGCCGTACGGGTTGCGGCTGAAAATCATACCGGACACGCGAGAAGGGGCGCAGGTATGGGTCAAGGATCTACAGGGCGAACCACGCGCAAAGGTATCCATTCAATCACTTGAACCAATGGAGCATTGATTATGAAATATCGATTCATATCAGATCCAGGTCATGCCTGGTTAGAAGTTGAAATGTTTGAGGCTGTCGCGTTAGGGGTAAAGCCGAGCCGTTATAGCTACGCGCACAGGGGCAAGTGGTATTTGGAGGAGGATTGCGATGCGCCGCTGTTCGTCGCGGCAAAAAAGGCACGGGGCGAGCCGGTCGAATTCGTCGAAGTGCATCAGGAAAACACGCCGATTCGCAACTACGCCAGCATTTAATCCAACAGGACAGGGGAAGCCCTGTCCACTTTAGAGGGCAATACATGAAAACCTTAACGATTGAAATTCCAGACGATGCCAACGAAGCAGAGGCGCGACTCGCAGCACAACGCGCCGTAGATCCTGAATGGTTAGCGTCATGGTGGCATGTTGATGATGTTCTGTCGCTGGATAGCGAATTAACCAACGACGAATGCTGCGAGGTGCTGGGACTGGCTGACGAATCGCACGATGCAAACATCGGCATCAATTGGGACACGCTAGGGTGCTACATCGAGCAGGTAAAGGCGATGCGAACAGGGGTCGAGTCGTGAAAATCAAAACCTATCCAAACGGGTACACAACATTCGAACGGCTGTTCCCTTCGGGCATGTATCTAGTGCAGGTCTACAGGGGCGCGGAACTCCACGATAAGGTGCGATGCGACGACTACGGCATGGCGCGACAGTATCTAAAAGCATTCAACGCAATCGCAAAGGGGACGACATGAGATTAGTAATAAAAGGGTTCAAGGACTGGGCTACAGATGATGGAGGAGGTTATCAATTCACGCTGATTGCTGACGGCAAGCGGTTTGCTTTCGTCCACAACGACGGCAACGGCGGCGAGGTGGATCTGAAATTTTTTGATACCGACGCGCCAAAGGTTGAGATTGTTTCACTCTACGACAACGAAACGACATACAGGGGCACCCCGAACGAAAAGCTGCTGACTGATTATGTGCGGGCGCTGCCGCCGTGGCAGGAGGATGGCGAATCTATTGCGTACAGCATCGGGATGTTGATGGATGAACTGGTCAACGACTACGAGCGCGAGAAACGATTGAAAAAGTATCGCAAAAAAGGGGTTGTGTTCAAGCTAACAACAGACGGCGAAGGATCTATGCGTGTGATCAATACGCTAGACATGGCCGTTGCCAAGCAATACCTGGATTCTAAGTTTCCTAACCAGTATCAAATCCTATAAGGAGCAATCAATGGGTTTTTTCTCAAAGTGCTGCGCTAAATCAAATCTTCCAGTCGTAGCGTCATATCGTGACTACCCGCCGCTGGATCAGGTGGTGGTGCTTTCGCCTGACGGGTCAAAACTGACGGGGCAATATGACGGGTATGGCAGGGTCGATGACAAGGAGATCGGCGATCTAGAACGCGCCAAGTTTGTGCTGGCGTCGAAATATTCAGGGGAACGATACGCAGATCTGCCGGAATCAATGTGGGAGTTAGGTCAGGGGTACTTCATGGCCGATGCGTTTCTGAACCATTGCATGGAGGTCGGTTCATTCAAAGATGCGGCGGCATACAAGAAAGCATTCAAACAATTTGCGGAGTGGTGATCATGGAAATCAATCGGTTCTATTTGGACGCGGTTCTCAATGCCTATGAAATGGGCTACAGGGTTGGGTACCACGACGGGCATGGCGAGAATTTTTACTCGGATGACAACTGCCGCCACGCATGGAACAGGGGTTACGACGCAGGTATCGCGGACTTTTCTTATGCACAGGAGGCGGCGTGAATCGGTCACAGGCATTCACTCAGGCGTTGCTACTCGCATTAAGTGCGCGCACGGACGAACAGACGGCACGCGCCGTGGATTTAGCTGAGGAGTTAGCGCAGGGGCTAACGCCCGAGCAGATATCTAATGGTCAATATGCAGCGTCTGCCCTGTGGGAGGTGCTGTGACATTGACGGAGAGGGTAGTTTTTTTCACGCTGGCATTGTTTGGTGCCGGTATTTTTTATGTGTTTGTCCTAATTATTTTTTCATTGGAGATTTGAGCATGCCTAACTGGTGCAATAACGAAATGACGATCAGCCACGATGACCCCAAAATGATGGAGGTGGTCGTGCAAGCATGGAACAGCCAAGAGTTTTTACAGACATTGATTCCGTGCCCTGCTGAATTAGTGGCAACTGTTGCTGGGTTCGTGCCGGACGCTAACCAAGAGGAACAGCAAAAGAAAAATGTCGAAAAGTATGGGTACAAGACTTGGTATGACTGGCAAATAAACAACTGGGGAACCAAGTGGGATGTGTATGGCGAAGAAGGCGTGTTAAAAAATGGGGCTATGACCATAATGTTTGAGTCGGCATGGTCGCCGCCGATTGCAGCGTATCAAACGCTGGTGGATCGTGGATACAAAATTACCGCCTATTACTTTGAACCAGGAATGGGGTTTTGGGGTAGTTTTGTGAATGGATCTGATGACTGCTACGGCGACGATGACTATGTGCCGGAAGACATTGACCGCGCCATGAATGTCACCGCGACTATTGCTCAATACAAGGAGGACTGAGATGAAAACAAGTGAACTGAAGGGTGCCGCCCTTGATTGGGCGGTGGCGCAATGCGAAGGGTTGGCATCGTATATTGAAGTTGTCGAAGGGTTCAAGCCGTCAACAGACTGGGTACAGGGCGGGTCAATCATCGAGCGAGAAAAAATTGAATTGGAATGGTCAGGCAGTAATTGGTGGGCAATGATACGAGCAGACGAAGAAACCTGCGGCTTCACACCACTCATCGCAGCCATGCGCTGCTATGTCGAATCAAAACTAGGCGAAGAGATTGAGATACCGGAGGAATTGAAATGACACCGCTAGAAAAAAAGCTTGGCGAGGCATTGGCAGAGGAAGAAATATCCGAAGTGGTGCCGACATTGTTGGGGTATGCGGCTGGCGTTGCCATGCTGTCAGGCATGGATCAGGCCAAATTTCAGTACATAGCGAAGGAAATTATTGCTTCGATTTATGCCGGTGGTGTTGTCCCGCCACTCAACGAGAGGAATTGATATGCAACTCAAACAGGGGGACGGACGGGTGCCAATCAGGAGCAACAATCCGGATATGCCCTATGTCATGGTGCCCTTCCCAAACAGGGGTGAATTCGACGCCTTGTGGGGGAAAAGGGTTTCACGCGACAGCAAGGATCGCTATTGGAGTGTGTTGAACAAGCGGGCAGAAGGGGCTACATTGATTGAGTCTGGTCGCCGGTTCGGCATCTCACGAGAGCGGGCTCGCCAAATCGAAGCCAAGTTTCTCAGGCTGATGCAGCGCCGCTGGCAAACAACACACGCTTTAAAGACTGACTAGCCTTAAACAAGCCGACTCGGATATGAAAATCATTAAAGTCCTCACCGACTGCATCGCTAAGCCAGTATGGCTTCGCTGTGCTCCGAGCGGCTTGTTCCCCAGTTTTACTGAGATCGTTGTCTGCAACGACGATCCCGCCGTTAACGCTACACGCTATGTCCTTCATGTTCGATGCGCTAAAGCAGATGTAAATGGTGTATCGAATCTTCATCGCCTTCATGACTGTCCTGATGGACAGTCCGGTGGCATACCCTTCGCAGAAAATGGGCAAACCTTTTGCGTCGATCATGAAGACTGCGCCTTTGCTACGCTGACCATAGAGGAACTTCTTTTCCCCCTGGTCATTGATGAGTTGGCACCCAACAAGCCGCCCATCGACCCGCATTGGGATAACTAGCAGTTGTTTTCCGTTGTCGTCCCACACATTGCCAGACTCATCCTTGAAGCCCTTGCGTTCCAAGTAGGGGTGAGGGGCTAAGTAGGTCTGGTGCATGATCCAGCCAGCTTTAGTTGCGGCCTTTTGATTGGCCTCCTGACGCTCACGATCTGCTTCCTGCTTTATCCGTTGATGGTTCACGCTGGGCACGCGAACATCAGACTTCCACATACTAGGGGCGTGCATAGTTGCCCAGTTCTGCACCCAGCCAACATCCCCGAGGAATTTGTAACGCCCGTTTCTTTTGTGCGGATGGTCTTCTGTTGGGGTGGCAACCCAGCGATTGGGTATGACATGGCGCAGGATTAGCCCGTGTGCTCTAGCAAAGTCTTCAAAGTTCATCGCACATCCCCAAACATCTTCCACTTCTTGGCGTTGGCTTTAGCCCACGCAATGTTACGGCTCTTGATCCAACTCGCCGTCTTACTGCTGGTAGCTAGGGGCTGTTCGACCAAGCCCCTGGGCCACATACCAAACTTCTCTCGGTACTTGTGTGCTGCCCACTTTGGGTTGTAGTTCCTGCTCGTCGCCCAAAACAGAAGTTCAGAGTAAAACTGCTGGCGATCACCCTGATTTTGATTGGTGCCCGTGGTCAGTTCCTGTAATTCACCAGCCACCGCCTCGACTGCGTTGCGCTTCTGCCGCACAAACCCACATGCAACACATGAGTCAGAGCCCTTTGCCCACAGGTGCCCACATGCAGGGCACTTAGACTCGGATTTTTCTTTGTCGCTGGGCTCCTTCTTGGCCTTCTCTTGCTGCCCGTCCAGTTCTTCAACGCCTATGGAATACAACTCATCCCAGTCATCGCGGAATCTCAGGTAGTTGCCGCTATGGTCTAGCCACAACGCATACTCCTTACCTTCATGCGCTCGCATGATGCGACCCATCTGCTGGACATGGCTGGAGAACGATTTACTGAAAGGCCTTGCTGATACGCCGATCATTACATCAGACACATCAAACCCACGGGTCAGGATATCCGTGGCGATCAGTCCATGTATCTCAGTATCAGGCTTGGCAAAGTCCTCGATGGCTTCGCGCTTGAATTCATCATTGTCTAGGTAGCTGATGGAGACAAAGTTAAAGCCCTTCTCGGCAAACTGTTGAACCAAGTCCGCACCATGCGCGACGCCAGCACAGAAGACAATGGTCTTGCGGGGTCTGCCGTAGATCTCATGGGTTTTCTTGATCCACTCCTCAACGATATCGCCCGTGATCTTCATGCCTCGCTGAGTTACAACATCCTGCGACCATTCACCCGCCACCTTCTTGGCACCGGACATGTCGATTTCTTTTGCGATGTAGACGCGCAGCGGGGTCAGCCATCTGTTATCCACCAACCAGCCGTTGGTCGAGCCGCACACGACACTCTGATACAACTCGCCCAGCCCTTTGGTAAACGGGGTAGCAGTTAGCCCAATCACTTTGATATCAGGGTTGTTGCGAATGAATTCAGAGGTCTGCTTGCGGGCTATGTGACACTCATCCACGATCAGCAGGTCAACCTTGGGAAAGTCTTCCCGCGCCTCCAGCGTCTGCGCCGAGCACACTTGCAACCGTGCGCCTGGGTTGTATTTCCAATGGCCGGATTGGTAGACGCCGTGGTCTAGCCCATACTTGGACAGACGCATGCTGGTCTGATCCACCAGCACAAGTCTATCGAGCACGATGGCCGCTCTCTTGTGGTTCTCTGAGGTAGCTTTCATCAAAGCAATCGCCACCTCGGTCTTGCCAAATCCCGTCGGCGCATAAAGCAACTGCGACCGACGGCCTTTTTTGAACCCTTCCCGAAGATCATCAATGACCTTCTGTTGATGCTCACGCAATACCAGTTCCATAAAAACCCCTTAATGCCGGGATCCGCCCGGTGTCGGCTGGGCTTGCGCCCTACTTCTGTTCGTGCTTTTTCAGCTTGGCCTTGAGTGAATTGATGGTGCGAACCATCTCCGCGTTGCGAGTTTGGAACATGTCGCGACTTTCGCGCAATGCTTTGTTGTCGATTTCAAGGACGCGGATCTGTTCGCGCAGATCCTTTACCACTTCCTCGATATCAATCTTCTCAATATCGCTGGCGTCCCATTGACCAAGCGCGATGCGATCCTTCAGAACTTGGATCTCGCCTGCCATGGACAAAATCGTATCGGTCAACTCATCCATCTGCTCTGTGGCTGGATCAACTTCTGGCTCGGCTTCCTGCTCGGGCTCTGCCTTCTTGCGACCCAGATTCTTGGTTTCGATGGTTGCTTCTTGGCCGTGCTTATTGGTGTAGGTCTTCTTGGTTTCCTCGCCATCGGCCGGTGCCAGCGCCTGTTTCACGCGACCCACAGTCATCTTGGATACGCCTACATGGCGGGCGATCTCAGCGTTCGTCCACTTACCCCACACAGAATGGCTCAGCATCTTGTTGATGATGTAGCGGTTGTCCTCGGAGGTCATGGACAGGCCGCGCCGACTGTTGGCGCTGTATGCAAAAAGCTGCGCGTCCTCTAGCTTCCCTTCTTTGATATCGGCTTGAATTGAATCATGCCCGTTGCCTTTGGTTGCAAAGTAACGATGGAATCCATCAGCCAACCAGTAGTCATCTCCGTCATGGAAGACAATCACTGGCGGGAATTTGTCGCCGTCACGCATGTGCTCGGCATACTGCTCAACGACCTGTTGATTGACGGAAAGTCGCGCTTGCGTGTCTCCGTCTATCCGAATTGATGAAAGCTTAATTTCCTTCATGCGTTTCTCCTAGCGGTTGTGTTGTTGTTAATCGCCACAGAAGCAAGCGATTGATTGTTCATCAGAGTCAAACATATCTCCTTGGTCTTTTGCAAACATCATCATCCTTGAATACGACGGCCTGTCGCTGCGAAATGTCCCTCCAATTTTTGCTTCTTGTTCTGCCCACCAAACTGCCTTGCTTGGATCGCTACGAATGATCGACAAAACCTGGTTCGGACCTTTGAGAAAGCACAGGTCACAATTGCCAAGACTGGTCACCCCGTTTCTGAAGTCTAGGCCAAGGTCAAAAGGCTGCGACTTCCAAAAGGATTGAACAATATCTTGTGTTACGCCAGCGTCTACCAGCGGCGTCCTGTTGCCCTCCCTCAGTTTTGCAACCCTGCGCTTTTCATCGAAGCGGATGCCAAGCATTTGCTCAAACTCATTGATCCCAATGCTTTTCATGTATTTTTGTATGGTCAAAACCTTCAGTTCGCTGGTACAAAACCGCGCCACAGGATTGGGCAGGTAGTTCCTTTTTTCAATCAACGCAGCGAACGGCTCGCCCTGTCGGCTTGCGGATTCAAAGTCAACGACACGGAACCCGTCCTTGGTGTATTCCAACCAAGTAATCAGCACGCTCCACTGCTGGCCGCAGTCGCGCACAAACTTGAGTGTGGCCTCATTCTCCTTGCCAGTGTTCGCAAACAGCACCAGCGCCTCGCTGGGCAGCCCGTTGTTGCCCTGTAAGACGCGCCAAAGCATGTACGCCGATGTGCGCCCGCCGCTGAAGCTGATCACGGTCGGTTCTTTGATTGCAAATGGATCCACGAGCGCTCCTCTAAAATCTCAGCGTAACACATGTTACACTGACATACAACACATGACATGGGTACGATATCACCTCATGACATTGCACTCTATGGTCGCCAAGGGGTGGAAGGAGACCCACACCAGACCCAGCAGCCCCACAACAGGGAGCGCCCAGTCGCCCATGGCGGCAACGATTCATTCATAGAGAGCCTTGATTCCACCCTTGTACTCTCTACTACTCCAGTCCCTCGTTGACAGGCTGGAACCACAACCGGGGGTGTATCGGCGTGGTGTCTTTTCTTCCGGGCCACCGAGTCAGGTGCGCTGCTAACGGGCGGAGTCCGACCCATGAAAAAAGCCCCATGACGGCTGGGCTTCAGGCCTCGACGGAAGTGAGCAGACAGAAGGAGAGCGCTCTCGACAGCCGAAGCCCATGCGTCATAGGGCTTGCTTTTTCTTCTATCTTTCACGCTTCCGGCGCGGCCCGTCTTTTTCACGGACACTAACAGACTACACAAGTTTGAAATCCGTGTCAACACCCCATTGAGATGCCATCGCATCAGCCAGTCCTTGAAAGGTTTGGCTACGCAGCTTCCACCTGTCCGCGCTGGGCGGCAGGTAGTGCAGCCGCTCGCGTTTGCTCTTAGGCAGCTTCATCATCTCCGCTTTGACGTCGTTGGTCGGCACCAGCAACGGCAGCCCCTTGAGCCACAGGCAGGTCGCCTTCTGCTCCATGTGCCCAAACATCCACGGCTGGACGATTTGAGACGGCTTCCTGATCTTCGTGGATATAATGCTGACCGGATTCTCAAGGGCGATCTTCGGGATCGGCGCGTCCAGTAATGTACGCACAAAGTCCAACGCTTCATCCTGTACGCCGCTGGCTTTCTTCTCGGCAAACCAAGCCGCGCCGGATACAGCTAGATGGGTGCATGGCGGGTGAGCCACCATCAGATCCCAGTCGTGATCCAAGATATCCAGCACGTTGCCTTGGTAGTGATCCCCGCTGGCGGTTGAATCGCATGGCAAAAGATCGCATGACATAGCGTAATGCCCCGCCTTCAGAAACGCATCCCGAACTACACCGCTGTACTCGCAAGCTACTAACACTCTCATGTTTCCCTCCTAGCAAAAGTAAAAATTATTGTTTGGCAAACCACGGAACATAGCCAGCCAAGTACTGCCGCTTATTTCGTTTGTGGCCTTTCAACTGTGACTTGGTCGGATCACTGCCGCACTTCTGATGGATGAATAGCTTCGTAGACCGACCACATACGAAGCATTTGCCAGTCGGATTCTTGGGGATATCCATGCGCCCTCCTGAGTTTCAGTGTAACGCTGTTACACTGACAATATACCACATGACATTAGATGGGTACAACCTGTTGACATGAGATTTAATCTGTGCCATGATGCTTTCTCACCAACTGCTAGGAGTACAAAAATGATAGACGCACCTGTGACTTGGTTGGATGCCGCAGCCCTGTCTCTTGCCAACGGCATGCTCTCTCACGAACAGAACGGCCAGATCAGCAAGTATGACCTGGCTCGCTGGTCGTACGACATGGCAGAAGCCATGCTGGAGGAGAAGCTCCGTCGGGAGAAGGGCGAGTGAAGCTGACCAACAAGTACAACATCCCGCTAACCTTCGTCAATGTTTTGCAGCGCCCGACCTACAGCAAAGGTAAGGCCAACCTGTCGGTTACCCAGCTGATCAACAGCCCGAAGATCGTGGCGCTGACCAGCCTGTTCGCCGACGAACTGGAGCAGGATGTGTCGGAGATGGTCTGGTCGATCTTTGGCTCGGCTGTCCACGGCGTATTGGAACACGGCAAAGACGCGAACCACAAGATTGAGGAACGGCTGCACACTGAGATCGACGGCTGGAATATCAGCGGCGCTATCGACCTGCAAATCGTGGGCGAGAACGGCATTGCCATCCGTGACTACAAGACCACCTCAGCCTGGGCGGTCATGAACGAGAAGATCGAATGGGAGCAGCAGCTCAACATCTACGCATGGCTGGTCGAGAAGGTAAAAAAGACGCCGGTCACCGATGTGGGGATTGTTGCCATCATCCGCGACTGGAACCGGCGGGATGCTGGCACCCGTGAAGGGTATCCGGAAGCGCCGATCAAGGAACTGCCGGTCAGGCTGTGGTCTTTTGAAGAGCGCGAGCGGTTTGTCTCGGAGCGGATCTCCAAGCATTCGGCCTGTGAGTTTGCCATCGAAACTGACCAAGCACTGCCGCGCTGCACTCCCGAGGAAATGTGGGAGAAGAACACTACATGGGCGGTCAAGAAGACCGGCGGCGTCCGCGCAAAGTCTGTGCATCACACTCAAGAGGAGGCAGCTGATGCCCTAGAGAAGGCAGGTAAGGGCTACGAAATAGAAGTACGTCTAGGCGAGCGCACACGCTGCGCTAATTTTTGTTCAGTCAGCCATCGCTGCATTCAATGGCGAGATTACCAAGATGGGGAATTAACATGAATCAAATTTACGCAAAACTCCAGAAAGCACGGCTCATGCTTCAAGCCATGCCCCTGACCAAGTCCGGCAAGAACAAGTTCGCTGGATACGAATACTTTGAATTGTCGGATTTCATGCCAGCCATCCAAGATATTTGCGGCAAGGTTGGCTTGTGCGGAATGGTCAGCTACACCCATGACAACGCCTATCTTGTCATCCAGGACACCGAGGCTGAAGGTCAGGTCACCTTTACCGCCCCGATGTCCACGGCTGCGCTGAAAGGATGTCACGAGGTCCAAAACCTGGGCGCTGTAATTTCTTACCTGCGAAGGTACCTGTGGAGCACCGCCTTTGAGCTGGTCGAGCACGATGCGCTGGATGCCACCACCGGATCTGACGCAGGCAAGCCTGTAACTAAGGCTGAACCCAAGGTCGAGCCCAAGGCTGAGCCCAAGCCGCCAGCCAAGGTGCAAGGTAAGGCTGGTGATTGGCAGATCGTTGCCACGATGAAGCCCGAGGGTGATCCACAGGATTGGTTGAACGCCGTTGGTGCGGCCAGTTCTATGGCGTTAGAGATGGCAACAAAAGAAGACGATGTCATGCAGATCTTCAAGAAGAACAAGCAGCTGTTCGATGCCGTCAAGGCACAGGACGCTGACTACTTCAAAGACCTGATGGCTATGTTCACAGCAGCTAAAAATAAATTTGCGGAGTAATCATGGCATTCATACCAAAGCCCAACACCGGCACCCTGTGGCCGAACAAGTTCAAGAATTCAGCCAGCCACCCCGACAAGAAGGGCGACTTGGCACTGGATAAAGAGTTCCTGAAAGACATGATCAGAAAGTCAGATGGTGACTTAGTCAAGATCTCCATCGCAGGATGGGTGAAAGATATCAACGGCCAAGACTGCCTGTCCATCGCCGCCTCTGAGCCGTACGTCAAGAAGGAAGAGGCCAAGCCGGTGCGGCAGGACGAGCCGGATGAAGACGTACCTTTCTGATGAAGACCATGCAATTTGAAGCGCTGAAGGTTGCGCTCAAACAAGACAAGACCGGCTATGTGTTGACCTTGTGCATGCACCCCGACGAGATCCCAGTTGAGTTGCTACGGGATTATGTTGGGGCGCGGTACCAAGTAGTCATGGTTCGGATTGATGGGCACGAGCGGCCGATGGATCGTAAGGATGAGTTTGACGGAGAGCGGTACGTCAAGATGGCAGGGATCATGTGCCGCGACCCTAAATTCTGGAAGTACCTGCAAGACGACAATCAAATCCTTACGGCTACCGAGAAGGAAGCCACAGAATGGTTGCGCGAATACCTCGGCATACAGTCTAGAGCTGAGCTGAAAGACGACCAAGAAGCTAGATCTAGACTGGATTCAATCAATAAGGAGTACAGCGCGTGGAACGAAAAAACTTGATTCCATATTCCGTGTATCTGCCGGTCGAGTATCACAAACGGCTGCGGGTGCTGGCTAAGGAACGCAAAGCTTCAAGCATGGTGCGCGATGCCGTGCTGATGTTGTTGGACGGAGGCGATGTCTACAAGAGTGGCTACAACAAAGGCATCAAGGACGCCGCCCAAGTTGTGTACGACTGTAAGGAGGCGCAGATGGTAGCGGTAAATCGCCGTGACGTTGGCTCCATCCTGACAGAGCGCATTGGATTGTTAGAAATTAAATAACCTGGAGACTGCTATGAGGATGACTAAAGTAAAAGCAAATCGTGTTCGCGGCGCTATCAAAAGCGGCATGAGTACCCCTGACATCAAGGCAAAGTTTGGCATTTCAACCCACGCTTTGTACATGATCCGGCACCGCATGCTCAAGAAATTAAATGCTGAACCTATGACCTTTATTTCTCCCACCACCAACAAGCCGGTTATTGTTAAGCCGGACGCAGTACAGGTCGGCGGCGATCACTACAAAGACAACAGCATCCAAGTGTGGGACGCGATCCACGATTGGAACCTTGGCTACTTCAGTGGCAACGTGGTCAAGTATGTTGCCCGTCATACCAAGAAGGGCGGACTTGAGGACCTGAAGAAAGCTCGGCACTACTTGGACAAGCTGATTGCCGTTTGGGAAGCCAAGGCTCAATAGATCAACGGGGGAAAGCGGATGCTGCAAGCGCAGACTGATGCGCGAATCGTGAGAGCGAGACTAAGCCCGGTGTAGCGATACGGCGCGGGTGTAGATGGCGAGATGAGTATGGTTAGCC